TCAGGTTAGGCTTATTCCCGGATTGCGGTTTTTCGCTTTTTTGGGAAGGTGTAATAGGTTCACAGGTCTCGTCAAGCTTTGCCTTCTTCTTCCTGCCTGTCGTTATGGCAGTCTGCGCCTTCACGATGTCCTCGATCAGCCTTGGGTCAAGGTGGCTGTACATCCCGGTGGAGCGGATGGACTTGTGCCCGGTAACGCTCTGCACCTGTTGAATGGTCAATCCCTGCCGTAACAAGTCTGTGTTCACGAAATGCCGCCAGCTATGCATCGAAAGGTTGCGCCTCCGTATTTCCTCCATGCTTATGCCCGTCCGAATCAAAGCCCTGTTGAATTCCCTAGTTATATATGTGGTGCTGACGGGCTTTGCACCGCCGTCAAGGGAAAACAGGAACCCATTGCCGTTTTTCTTCATAAGGCCGCGGAGTATCCCCATCATTTCGGGCATCAGGGGGATGTGCCTGTTTTCCTTGGTCTTCGTGTGGTTTTGGTAGCCTTTGTCCGTATACTGCCCGCAGATGTAAATGTATTTGTCCGACACAAATTCGCCTCTGAGCCCCAGTATTTCCCCAATCCTCATCCCGGTAATCGAGGCCAGGCGGTTGGCTGCATAGGCAATCTCCTTCCCGCCCCAGATTGATTTATGCCTTTTTGGGAACAGCCTTGTCACTTCCTCGGGCGTGAGGATTTGTATCTCCCTGCGGTCGTTTTTCAGTTTCTTCACCTTGGCGCAGGGGTTAGAGGGAATCAGTTCCTTTTCGGCGGCATAGCCCAGCATCGTGTGCAGTGTCCCAAAGACCGTATTCGCGTAGGTGTTTTGGTATGCCGTTACCTTGGCTTCGCCGTCAATGACCGTTTCCCTGTTCTTGAACCCCAAAAGCCAGTCGTTCACCTCTTTGGGGGTAATGCNTTTNAGCTCCTTGTTTGCAAANAAAGGCAATATCTGATTTTTTAGCATCCGTTGGCAATTCTCGATGTAAGTATCTGTAATGTCCGCCCTGCCGTCCTGGTTCTTGATATATTCGGAACCGCGTTCCCAAAAGCCCNCGGCAAATTCGCCAAACGTCACCGGCTTTGTCTTGTTGGGCANCAAAGCCCCTTTCCTGATTAAGCCNTAAATATAATTTCGTGCCTCCGTAATTGTCAGGCAATTGGTAGTCCACGGCCCTTTCCTCACTCCGTTCTCGTCATAGGCATAGTAATAGACAACCCTTTTGCCAGACGGAACCTTTCTTTTGAATACTGTAAAGTCACTGCGCATGGTAAATCCCCTCATTTTCGGAAAATTGATGTCACTCCTGATGACACCGGTTTTCCAAGTTTCAAGCATACTGAATTGGCAACGCTAATTCCTTACAGGGTAAATAATTACGTGTTGTCAAAATAAATACACTCCGTAAACTGTGCAAAGTTTGAAGTGTCGCAAAGGTTTGGAAAATTGGGGAAAACTAATGTTGCGTTTTCCTGACCCCTCGGCTAAATACTTGTAATACAAAGAATTAGCGTTGCTGGTTCGGTAGGCCAAATCGAGGGAAAAAACTATGTGGGGGGCCATGTAGGATTTTCCCGAAAGACAGGGGTTTTTCTATGCGGGGCGACTTTAGTTTGTATCACAGGAAGGTTCCATCGGGGAAAAGGGTGTACTACTACTACACTTACGATGACGACGGCAATCAGATTGGGCCTTGGACTACAGGGCAGACTACGAAAACCGGGGCAAGGGTTTATTGCAATGACCTTATAAGGAAGGGGCTGTTGGTGCCGGGGATTAAGGGCATGACTACTTTTGCGGTATATGCCGCCGAGTTCTGGGACTGGGACAAAAGCGAATACCTAAAGGTAAGGCGCAAGAGGAGGAAGCTGACGCAGGGGTACGCCGATAAGTGCAAGGGGGTTGTTGACTATACCCTTGTGCCGTACTTTGGGAAGATGAGGCTTGACAGGATTACCGGGGAAGTAATAGACAAATGGCTTGACCACATGATTGCGGAGGAATACGAAAACTCTACAATAAACGGCTATTACGGTACGTTGCAGACCATGATGAAATGGGCGGCGAAGAAAAAATATGTCGTGCGCGATCCGTTCCTTGACGTGCAGAAGCTTTTGGACGAGCTTAAGGACAAAGAGATTATTACCCATGACGAGTTCAGGGCATTGTTTGTCGATGACTGGAAAAAGGTCTGGGACAATGACCTTCTGCTTTGCACTGCAAACAAGATGGCGGCTTTGACGGCAATGAGGGTCAGCGAGATAATAGGGCTTAAAGGCGACTGCGTATTTGACGACCACATATTTGTCCATTCGCAGTACCACAAGAAATATGGCGACGGTCCGACAAAGGACAAGGGGAAAAACAATATCCCGCTTGTTGCCGAACTGATAAGGGATTTGAAAAAACTCAAAAAGAAAAACGGAGACGGCTACTTGTTTTCCCTTACGGATGGGGAGAAGCCTGTGACGATAAGGCACGTATACAACGGCCTGCAGAAGGCGCTAAAGAATATCGGACTGACCAAGGAGGAGATTAAGAAGCGGGGGCTTAACGTCCATGCGTGGCGGCATTTCTGCAATACCGAACTGCTTAACGGCGGGGTGCCTGAAAAGAAGGTACAGGCGGTGACAAGGCACAAGTCCGCTCGCATGACGGAGCGTTACACGCATTTTGACCCGATGGAGTTTAAGGAAGTTACGAAGGTACAGGCCGGACTGTTGAAAAAGAAGCGCAAAAAGCCGGATAGCAAAAAGCCGGAAGCGCCGAATGAGCGCCCTGCACTGACAATCGTAAAAATGCCGGAGGCTGAAAAAGACGGCCAGAACAGGCAGGCTTCATAGCCCTTTAATAAACTTGATTGTGCCCCCGCTTCCATGCGTGGGCTTTTTTTTGGCCCGGAAAGTGCGAAAACCCCCAAAATTGTGGAAAACTAATGTTCCCTCACAGTCAACATGGACGTATTTTTGATACATGGAACGGCGGGAAAGCCGTGGATATTACGGACTGCGGGGGCGGGATGGAAACTTATTTGACCATTGAGGAATTGGCCGACTATCTGAAGCTGGCGGGACAGACAATCAGGCGGTGGGTCCTGAACCATGAAATACCGTACCACAAAATTAAAAAGGTAATAAGGTTCCGTGTCTCGGAAATTGAAAAGTGGATTGACGAGGACGGCTGGAAAGTAACCGCAGAGGGCAGCGAAGTTGTTGAAGGCGATATGTTCAGGGACGTTATTTCCCTTGACGAACTGGCTGAAATGGAACAGGCGGAGGAAACGCCGGAAAGCGGGGAGGAGGCATGACGGACTTTGAAAAGGCGATTGAACAGGCGAAGGCGGAGGTTCTGCCATTTGAGAGCTGGGAGAGGCTGCCTGGTGAAAGCGGGGGCGCTTATACGGCTTTCTGTGCTTTCCGTGATTACGGCGCTGAACGGAATATCCGCAAGGCCGTGGAGGGTTTTGAGAAGGATGAGGCGAAGCGTGAGAAGCGTTACCGGGTATGGCGCAACTGGTCTACGCAATTCCGCTGGAGGGAGAGGGCGGCGGATTACGACCGCTACACTGAAAAGCTGAAACAGGCGGAACTGCGGAAAACAATCGAGGCACAGGGGGAAAAGCACCGGGAAGTTACGGGGAAAATGCTCGATGTGGTTAGCAAGAAACTAGACAGCATGAACCCGGAGGATTTGACGCAGGGGAATGTTACCGAATGGGCGGCAACCGCAATCAGGGCGGAGCGGGAAATGGCGGGGCTTGTTGCGGATAACGGCAAGGCGGGAATGAGGCAGGGCGAATTGAATTTTGACCATGACTTTCAGGGTTTGTAGGACATGGGAACAACGGTAGTGTTCAAGCCTACGCAGATACAGCGCAAGGCTCTTGCGCTTTTGAAAAGTGGGGCGAAGCATATTCTGCTGTTTGGCGGTTCTCGTTCCGGCAAGACTACGGTGCTGGTGATGGCGATTATTTACCGTGCATTGCGCTTTGCGGGGAGCCGTCACCTTATTTGCCGTTACCGGGCGAAGGACGCCCGCTCATCTGTCTTGCGTGAAACATTGTTCCCTTGGCTTGACAACACGGTCGGGAAAAACGGCTATGTCTACCTTGCTCATGAAAGCATGATAACGCTTTGCAACGGTTCCGAAATTTGGATTGGCGGTCTTGGTGACAAGGAACAGGCGGACAAGATTTTAGGCCATGAGTACTGCACGATTTACTTCAATGAGATTAGCCAGCTTTCTTATGCCGCCGTGACTACCGCCTATAGTCGATTGGCAATGCGTATTCAGGGCTGTCGTAACCTGTTCTTTTATGACTGCAATCCGGGCAGCCCTCTCCATTGGGCGTACAAAATATTCGTTTTGAAAAAAGCCTTTCTTTCCGGGGAACCGTTGGAGAAAGCGGAATTGTATCAATCCATGTTACTGAACCCCGAGGATAACAAGGCTAATCTGCCTGATGATTATATTTCCGACATTCTTGACGTGCTGCCTGAAAAACAAAAAGCCCGGTTTAGAGATGGGCTGTGGGTAAAGGCCGAGGGCGTCATCTACGACCGCTTTGATGAGAGCATGATTCTGAAGGCCGGCGAAATGCCCGAACGGTTTGACCGCTATGCCGCCGGGCAGGATTTCGGCATGAACATCACGTTTGTAAAAATAGGGTGGGTCGGCGATGTAATTTATGTGCTTGCCGATTACGGCGCATACAACATGACGACAAAAAGCTTCAACGCCGAACTGGAGGCAAGGGGCTGGCTGGACTGCCCCGATGGGATGGGGCTTCCTGTGTACTGCGACCCTGCCGGGGGTGAAAGGATACAGGAAATAACCGGGGGCGTGAAGGCAAACAACAGCGTGGAAAGCGGGATAGATTTTATCAGCGCCAAAATAGAACGCCGCCAGTTCTTTGTTTCCGAAAACTGTACCGGGGTACTGTCGGAGATTTGGGATTACTGCCGTGACGAGGGCGGGGAGATTGTCAAGGTCAACGACCATCATCTTGACGCTTTGCGTTATGCGGTATTCTCCGATGTCCAGCAGGGGGTTATCTTTTTATGAACCCCTTCAAGCTGTTTGCGCGTAACAGACAAAAAACATTATCTGACAACACAATTGGCTCTGACAAAAGTTTTCAAAATTCCTTGACTATTGATGACGATTTTAGTAAATTTTATGCAGACCCCTTTAATGACCACTTTCTCTGCAACGCATGGGTAAATATTGCGGTTAATATTTTAATCCGCAATATTGCCCGTGCGGATTTTATTGTTGAAAGGGATGGGGTTGAGCTAAAAAGCGGCTCCCTCTATTCGCTTTTCCACAGGCCGAATGAAAACTTAAGCAGGTACGATCTGTGGAAGGAAACCGCCGCATGGTGGTTTGTAGAGGGCGAGGCGTTCTGGTGGTACGGGCCTGATTACTCGGGCGGGCTGCCGAAACAACTGCATGTTCTTGACCCCAGGAAACTCCAGCTTGAAGCAGAGGGGTTGGATATGCAGAACATATATGCAAACAAAAAACGGCGTTGGTTTTACAATGCCGGGACTGAATTAGTACCTATCTTTTCCGATGAATTGATTCACTTTAGGGACTGGAACCCTTGGAACCCTTTGAGGGGCGTCAATCCGCTTGTCTCGCTTGCCCTGGAACTTGAACAGGACTACTACGCAAACAAAGCAAACTCAACGCTGCTTAAAAACAACGCCATCCCGCAGGGCCTGTTGAAGACCGACCAGACGCTTAGGCCGGAAGAAGCNGACGCAATAGAGCGGCGGTGGGAGGGCAAATACGGACAGGTCAGGGCGGGGCGCAAGATTGCCGTCCTCGGCAAGGGGACAAGTTTCGAGGCGTTGAGCTTCAACCCTGATGTCATAAAGCTTTTTGAACTTAAACGCTGGAACCTGTATACCGTTCTTGCGAAATTCGGGATACCTCCAAGGGTTGCAAATATCTCTGACAGGTCAACGGCGCTGAGCGGCAAGGACACAAAAGAGCAGCACTCGGCATTTTGGCAATACACGTTGATACCGCTGCTTCGCCAGTTTGAACAAATAATCGAAAGCCAGCTTTTCATGCGCTTTGGCCTGAAAGAAACAGGGAGGTTTGACCTTTGGGATATTCCGGAACTCCAGGAGAATGAGGACGCACAGAGCCGCAGGGATATTGCGGAAATAAACGCCGGGCTGAAAACGATTAACGATGTCCTCAAAGAGCGCGGCAAGGAAGCCAAACCCTGGGGCGATGTCTGGTACCGCCCGAAAAACATGATTGCAACTAACGGCGGCAAGAATGGGGAGGGCGCGTAATGCCCGGTGGTACGCTGGTTGTAAGCAGGGCGGTAAACCTCTATCCGTTTATCAGGAAAAAGCTTACAGAAATGGGCTTTGAGAATGTCGTAGTTACCGGGGTGGAAAAAGACGGCCTGAATATGCTCATACGCGAAATGAAGCCGAGGCTGGTGTTTATGGGGGCCAAGTTTTACAGGAGCGAAACACCATACATGATTGCCGCTTTGCACAAGGCTTTCCCTAAACTGAACATTGCGGCTGTCTGTGCGAGTGATTTTCCCGACGACCTTGCCATGTATTTTATCGTCAACGGAGCAAGGTCTTATGTGAACCTGCTGGAAGGGGAGGAAGAATTTTTGAAGGGCATGGGGGAAATCCGGGATGGACGGGCGTACATTGCGCCCGGAGTGCAGAGGAGGATTGAGATGAGGAGCGTTTACCCCAGGCCCACAGGGGAATTGAGCGGGAGGCAGGTTGCGATGGCCAGGCTTATTGCCAACGGTTTTACCGGGGCCGAAATTGCGGATACCCTGCACATTTCCGAGGGGACGGTCGATAACGGCAAATCGGGGATATATACCGCCTTGAATGTGCGGAATGAAAGGGAGGTTATCCGTACTGCCATCAATTTGGGAATTGTCAGGCCGGAAGAACTGGATTTTTTCCCCAGGGATTATGTTTTGAAACCTAAGCCCTACAAGGTAAAAGGGAGAAGGGACAAGGGACAAGAGGTAAGAGACAAGAGAGAGAAAAGAGAAAAGAGCAAAGAGCAAAGAGCAAAGAGTAACAAGAGAGGAGAGGGAGCATGATTATCAGGACTAAGGATATGGGGATGATGGCGGCTAACGGTGTGGCTTTGCTTGATTATCTCGGCGTGAAAAAAGAAGTAGCTGGGGTGCAAAAGGTTTCGGGTGATGTTGAGCTTATCGCTTCGGTTCCGTTCTTGCTGGCAGCGGATAT